TCATCGCCTCTTTGAGCGGCGGCCTGATGATCGCGGAATAAAGATCGGCGCCGACTTCGGCCACGACTTGACTAATGACGTGCGCCCGATTGTTGACGGAAAAAACGTTGCCGGCCATCGGCGCCGAAGGTGTGAGCGGATAGGCTGTTCCCAACATTGTCACCGTTGACGGCGACATTTGAATCGCCACCGCGGCCTGTTGCCCAACATATGCGCCGGACAGTGAAGCACTGATGAGGTTTGGCACTTCGCCTGCGGCCAGCCAGCCCCTACTAAAAAACGACATCGAGATTGTGCGACCATGGGCATCCTTCCCCCATGGAGCCCTGCCCTTCTCTAGGAATGGAACCAGCGTCGTGTTTGCGCGGCCGTCCAACGCCGCAACGAAGCGCCGATATTCCAGCGCGTCGGCCCGCGTTTTGATCGGGATGCCAGCGGCAGTCACCCGCCACAGTCCCATCCCGAGGCCGATCACCTGCTCATCGCCGGTCACAGTGACGCCGCCGCTTATCGACCGCGCGTCGATCCAGGCGTCCATGACCGCCGGCCGGAACACCGACGCATCGAGAAACGGAACAATCACCGCCGCCGTCTCCAATCTTCCGAAATGACGGTGCGCACCCGATTCTCGATCGACATATTCGTGGCCACTAGGGCTTCCTTCAACCGCTGCACGGTCGCCGGATCGGCGCCGGATGCGTCAATGTTATATACAGGCGCCACCGTGACGCCGCCGCCCGGTGAAATCATGCCGACGGTATTTGGCACGAAGAGCTCGGGTCCGCGCTCGCCAACAAGAAATGCTTTGCCGGGCGAGACCGGGCCGCCGCCTTGGCGCGCACCGGCGAATACAGCGCCGAGAAGCCCGCCGGCTGCGCCCGGCGCGGCGCCAGGGAACAATCCGCCGAGAGGGCCGCCGCCAAAAATGAGCGATTGAATGAGCGCCCTGCGGACAGACGATAGAATGTCCTTAAAGGCGTCCGCCCATGATTTGGTCCGAGACAAAATGCCGTCGAGCGCGTTGGCGAGTTCGGCGCCGGCGAATCTCAGGGTGTCGTTGAACGCGCGAAAATCTTCCTGCCGCTTGTGCAATTGTTCTGCGGCCCGCCCCGCCGCTTCTGCAATTGCCGTCATTTTCCTAGCATATTCATCGTTGATTTCGATTCCAGCATTAAGCAATGCCTCCGTCAGCGCCGCCTCTGCCCGCAATTCGGCGTGCTTGCCGGCAGATGCGCCCACCGCGTCCGCGTCGGCGAGAGTCGCCGCCGTATGCTTTTCAATGCTCTTGATCTGCCGATCGAATTCGTTCTGTTTCGTCTCCGTGGGGAAAACCAGAGTTCCTTGTTTTCTTACGGTGCCGATATTCGTCCGACCAGTGATCGGATCCGGGCCGGCGCCCTCGCCGCCGCCGATGCCGACTTTCGCCGCCTGCCGTGCGATGAATTCCCATGCGGGACCGATCTTCTCGATCAGCCACGTTGCCCATTCTTTGGTGAGGTTGACGAGATCGGCCGCCTTGTTGAGCAGGAACGTCATCGTAGGGGACGTGATATTGCTGAACGCCACCCGCACACGATCGACGGCCGCTTGATATTCGCGCGCCGCAGCAACGCCGCGCTGCAGTTCTTGCGTATTAACGGCGTTGGCGTCGCGCATCTGCTGGAAGTGCTCGACACCCTGCCCGAGGATTGGCAAGAAATCCTTGGGCAGGCTGAAAATGTCCAGAACTTTCAGCTTTTGGCCGACTGTGTGCGCCCGCTCCATCAGACGCGCGGCAAGTTCAAGGCCGGCATTGCCGTTGATAATCTCGCCGTTGCGATCGCGGATCGATTCGCCGTTGGCCGCTATGAATCTACCGAGATCGGTTTCCTTGCGCCCGGCTTCCTCAAGCGCCTCGACCATTTTCACGACGCCGGCGACAACGGCGTCCGGCGCCAGCCCTTCCGCGATTCCCGCCAGGCGAATCTGTTCCAGCCGCTCCATCGACACGCGGGCGGTTTCTGCCGCGATGGAAAAGCTGACGATCCCGCGCGCCGCCTTGTCGAGCTTGTCCGGTAGCTCGCCGATCGCCCTCGCCACCTCGACAAATATCCGACCCAATGCGGTGCCGACGGCAACGCCGAGCGTGCCGAGCTTTCCCTCAATGCGCGCGACTTCGCGTTCGGCGATGGCGCCGCCCTGCTTCAGCTGCCGTTCAAAATCGTCCAGCCGCGCCTCAAGCGCAACGATCAGTTTTGGATCGGTCGCCATCAATGCACCGAATTGCTTTCGATCCAATCGGCGTGACGCTCGATCAACCGCTCATATTCGTCGAATGTCATTGCCGGAGTATCTTCCGCCCCGTGGACGCTGTTCCAGCCGTCAACCGCCGCCGATAGTTGCCACAGGGAGCATTCGTCCACTTCCCGCGGCGAGAAGCCTATTGCAGCGCCGATTCCGTAGAGTGCGGAGAAGACGAGGCGGTCGTCGCCTCTGTCTCGGTCTTCTCCGCCGGCTTTTTTCCCACGACATCATCCGGCACACCGACCAGCGCGGCCATCAAGACCATCTGCGCGGTTGGCATGCTCTCAATCAACGGCCTAGCATCGACATACAATTTGACCAGCCGGGTGGCCTCAACCGGCGTTGATCCGCCGCCGATCAATCCTAGCCTGATGATCTCGCGCGCATCGTCCGGCCATGCATCGCGGCCGGTTAACAATCCAAGCAGCGACATCGGTCCGACAGTCGGGGCACCTATGGATGCGCGCGGCCTATTGATGTTTTCCATGAGTTCGCGCAGTTGACCAATGGCAAGCCTGAACCGGTATTCGCCGTCGGCCCATTCCAGCGTCAGGGATGCATCGGCGCTCATGGCGTCGGCACCCAAACAATCTCGCCGTCGTTTTGGAGCTCGACGGTGACGGATACTTTATTTCCCAATTCGCCGCCGAGCGTGAACGTCGTAAGGTGAAACAGACCTTGAAAATATCCGCCGTCGATATGATCGAGCAGGAGACGGGCATTCCTCGAAATCGTTAGGAATGCCGCCGCGCGCCATGTTTCCAGGGCTTCCATGGCGAGGACACCGCTACCGGTGATCGTGCCGGACATGCTGACGACGCCACGTTCGGTCCACGACACCAAGTCCGGATCGTCGCAATCCGGCACCGTCGTATCGTTTGTCGTTTTGGTGAACGTCAGACCCTTTGTCGTAAGGCCGCACGGGGCCGCAAACACTTCCGGCGATCCGCCATCGCCGAGTTGGATCAGCATCTTTGCTGACGATAGCGTGACGGGTTTTGCCATGGATCGTTTCTCCTGTTAGGCAATCGGTTCCGTTAAGGCGCGCAGGCTGACGGCGACGTGCCGCGTGAGGCCGTCCGGTTCTGTGAGATATCGGGTGTTGTCGGCCTCGAGGAACACGAGGCGTTGATCGTCCGGCAGAGTTAGTTCGGCATGGTGCAAGGCGGCCCGAATGGCGGCGCCCACTTGCTTGACTTGAACGCTGGTCGGCGTGTCGGACCAGCCGTCGATCTGCATGGTTATTTCGGCGGCCTCGATGCCATCGGCGTCGTCCGGCACGAGGTCGGATGGGCCGATCGAGATATAAGGCTTGGCTGCATCGCCGGCCGGGTTATCATAAATCCGCGTTCCCACGATCGCCGCGACGGCGGCGTTAGCCTTGAGCGCAGCCACCACCGCCGCCTGCAACGGCAGCGTCGCGTCGGAAACGGCCATGTCATCGAATCCTGATGATCTTCTCGAGCGCGGGTATTACGCGCTTCACGATGGCGTCTCGGATGCGCTTTCGCCGCCCGCGCCATACGGAATAAAAGAACGGCTGCGCCGGCACGCGCTCGTTGCCCCATTCGGCGCCGAGTGCATAATCGTAGGCAGCGCCAGAACCGCGGCGCGCTTCCCGCGTCGTAAGCGGGCCGCCGGCCCGCACGACGCGCCGCAGCTTGTTCCGTCCATGTTCGATCCGAATTGATTGCCGCAATGCGCCACTACGGACCGGAACCGCTTGGCGCATGGCGTCGGCCAGCTTGGTTGCTTCGGCGTCGATCTGCGCTTCGAGTTCTTTCGCCACGGTCGGCGGCAATCGATCAAGCAATTGCTGAAATTGCTTAACCGACTGATTGCTGGCCACTAGAGCGAAACGCCGGAGTATTGAATCCGAACGCCGAGCACGGTGGTTGACTTGGACAAGCCGATCAGGGCCACGAATTCGCCGGCCAATAGATCCGCAACCGGCGAGATCCCGCCCGGAGTGTCTGATAGATAGTAGGCCACGCCGGCGACCATCGTTGCGCCTATCGTGATGTCGCCGGATTTCAGGATTGTGAGCGGTTGATTTGCCAAGGCGCTATTGAGCGCGATGCCGCGCGGCTGCCGTACTTCGGCCGTGACTGCATTATTGTCGGCCAGGAAATATTTTCCCGTCGACGCCTGCTTATAGACGACTTTGCCTTGCGTGATCGCCTCGCCGGCGGTGCCCGTTTCCTGAGTTGAGCCGGTTCCGGCCAGGACGTTCGCCGGAGTGATTGTCAGATCAGCCATGACGCCGTTGCTCCTATGTTGTGACGCCGCGCTCGCAAAGAATCTCCAAGAAACCGCCGCTTGCCGCGTCGGCGATCGAGCGGATGTTGTAGACTTCGCCGCTGCGCACGTCGCGCGCGCGCCAGTCCGTTTCAATCTCGTCGGTATCGGACGATGACCGAACCGTGATCAGCACTGGATTTTGCCCGTCAAGGCGTTCCGCAATGATCCGCTCGCCGCCGAGTTTGCGATTGATGCGCGCATACACCACGAACTGTTCAACGAAATCCGCCGCGGTTCCGCCGTATTGATCATCGATCTGCTGGCGCTGATCGAACGCCACACGGTCCTGCAGTTCCGGCGCGGTAATGGTGCGCGGTGCGAACGCCATCTATGCGCACCGACGTTCCGATTCGGCGCCGACCGTATAGGCCCCGCGTGGTCCATAGACCTTATCTCCGTCACGCAGCCAATCCATCATCAACGGCCCATAACAGCCGCCGCGCCAATGCGCCGATCGCTGGCCGGTCACCGTGTTTTCCCGATAAACCCAAACGCCGGACGACCAAACCGTGCGCCACGCCCACAACGACTTGAGCCATCTGATCATATGATCCTCATGCATACATCGGCAGATAGAGCCAGATTTGGCGATCGATTTCCTTGCTCAGATCGTCGCCGTCATAGAACTCGCGCACCTTGAGCCGATAGGCGGCGCGGATCGACGCCGGAATGTCGTCGTCCGTTTCGTATCCAGCGAGCAGCCGGACGCGCACAGAGTTCACGGCGTCCATTGCCATCGGCCAACTGTCGGCGGGAAAAAGCCACGGCGCCGGACTCGTGTTGTCGAGGAAGTATCCAGCCGGATCCATGATCACTTCGAGGAACGTCACTGCGTCGTCGTAAGCGACTTGCGTCACCGACTGAATCGGCCCGAACGGTATGAAGATTTCATCGGTCGGAAACGCATCCAGGATCAAGTCCCACGTCTGCGTCATCAGCTTTTGGTTCAGCGTGATTTCAAGCCAATCGCGCGCCTCTTTCATCATCCGCGTCAGCTTGGCGTCGTCATCGGTATGGTCGATGCGC